GTTCGGCTATCGAGTAGCCGCTGAATAAGTTGTTTTAGCATTTAAGCTCCTTGCCGAGCCTAAATGCTCGGCGTTATTAGATTGGGCAGAAATAGCAATAAACCATTCCGGCACTCATGCCATAGTGGTATTCAACTTGCTGTCCTTTTCTGATGTACATGTATGCTCCAAGATTGGAGCCGGGTTGTTGTAATCTTGTTAGGGTCGGCCAATCACCTTGGGCTTTATTGCGGATACCAACAAATATCGCTTGCGTTGCGTAAATCCAAGCAACCCCATCCGCTGGAGCCACATAAATAAAAGCGTCTGTGCCCGTAGCTGTATGGACCAAGATATTTCCTGAAATGAAATCAGAAATGCCTATCTCTGACGGTCTTTTTCCATATATAGTTAAACTACCCCCCCCCCGCTCACAGATCTGCGAGGAACGAATAAGCTGCACAACAGACTTGCTAATTGTTTAAGCATTGAAAAAACCTCCTTGTCTCATAGAGTTGCGGTCACTAACTGCCTGCTTCAATTCATAAGCCAAAGCATCTGGAAATTCCGGGTAGTCGATAAAAGGAAAACCAGGTTGATCTGGAAGATCTTTAAGTGCTTGGCGATAATCCAATAACACCTGTCGATCTTCTTCTGTTAATTGAGCTCTCTTTGCCTTAGCCGCTGACTGCACAGTAATGTCCGGAAGCTGAACATACCGATCAGTGTCAGAGATTCGAGCATTGCGCTCTCCTCTAACTTCTTGTTCGTAACGCTCTTGGACGAATTTGTCATCCAGTTCAGGAAGTTCTGTTGAAAGGTAGTAATTACCGTCAGCACTGTGGAAATAGCCTTGAGGACTGGGCTCAAGCTTCCAATATTTGATGATTACTCCATCATCTCGCTTAAATCTTTCGGATAGCTTGTAATGGCTCTCTGCGTACGCCTCATCTTTGGGATCTGTAAACGCGTGCTGACTCGGTGCATTGGAGGAAACAACAATTCTTCCGTCCGAGTCCTTCAGTGAGTATTTTGCCAGCGGCTGGCTCATTGCCTTGGCAAGCATTTCCTGCCTAACTTGTTCTAAGGTCTTCATTGTTTATCCTTCGGAATTGTTTAATTTGTCGATGGCGTTTCTGTCTCAGCAGAGTTTTTGGCGTCATCAATTTCTTGCTGGGTACCACCGTTTTCAAGGATCAGTTCTTCGAGAATCGGACACAGGTAGTCATCAACGTGACCATTGAAATAAGTTTCAGCCCAAGATTCCGCACCGGCTGTAAAGTTGATGTTCGACCGTGCTGTGGTCTGTTGCGTCTCTGTAAGGGCTTGAGCCGCCTCGTATGAGACACTCGGCGTTAAATCCGTGTAGTCAGCAGATAAAAGAGCTGTCCCGGCAGCTGAGTCCACTGACGCAATCGTGAACATTCTTCCGTCGGTTCCGACTACGGTGTCACCTGCTTTAATGTTGCCTTGAGGCTTCAAATCAGAGATTTGAATAGTGGCCGAAACTTGAAGCGCTTGATTGATTACTCTGACAGCATAGGCACTTGCAGCCGCCTCAAGAGCTTTCGTTTCTGCAGTCTGCGCGGCGGTTTGGGCGGTTGTTGCCGCTGTTTGTGCGGTTTCGGCATTGCTCTGGGCTGTTTCTGCCGCCTGTTGCGCCGCCTGAGCAGTTTGCAGAGATTGGGCCGCATTGTTAGCCGCTGTTTTGGCACTAGCTGCTGAACCTTGAGCAGCAGTCTGAGCCGCTGAAGCCGAAGTTTGTGCCGAGTTCGCCGTTGTAACTGCCACCGTGGAAGCATCGACCGCACTCTTAGATTGAGCAATAGCAGTCTGTATATCTGCATCCCAATCGTCGACTACTTGCTTCAAAGTCTCAACTTTTTCATTTGCAGCATTCGCTTCCGCTAATGCATTCGAAGAAGTTGAATTTGCTGTCTGTGCTGTTTGCCGAGCTTCCTTAGCGATCGATAGAGCTTCTTCGGAATTGTCAGAGGCTTGGTCTGCGTACGCGCCAACATCGTTAATGGCGTCTTCCGTCTGCTGAAGAACTTCGGGGCCGCTGATAACTCCGGTTCCTGTCGGCGTGTAATGAAATTGGAATTTCGAATCTGCCATGATCAATTACTCCGGCAAGCGCAAGAAATAAGCGAGCGTGTAAAAAGGCGGCTCATTGGTAACGCCTGTGATCTTTGCGTTAGCTGTTAAGGTGTGCGTGTGCGTTTGACTTCCACCAGTAGAACCGATACTCAATCCATGCTGATGAGAGCCGTTAGAAGATGTTTCTCCCGTCCAAGTTCTGGACGCATCGATATTGAAAACACCTCGACCATTTTGACGACCATCGGAGCATCCGGGATGATCGCCTACGTAAACAAGAGGACCGTTACCAATCACGCTCAACCAGTTGGCGGAAATTTGTCCGGTGATGTTCATTGAACCTCTTGTGTGGGTATGAGCACCTGCAGGAGATGTGCTACCTGAATGAGAATGTGCTGGCATCTGTGCGGCCGTCAGCGCAGTAGCACCAACTGTGCCGTTAACGGTCAAATCTGGAATCTCAATAGTTGAAGCACCGCCAGTTGTGCCCGAATCTTTTGGTAAAGAGCCTTTTATAAATTTTCCAATCAAGTTTGGAGTTACACCATTCTTCCCGTCACTCTGGCCATCACAAAGGATCCAACCTTCGTCGGCTTGAGTAGTACCCCAAAAAACTGGGCGTCTCCCATCACTTCCACCTAATGTCACGTTATGAAACGGAACTACGGCGCCGGCTGGAACGGTAATGTCGATATTTTTCCAAACTGCTCTGTTAGTTCCAGGCGCCACCTTTGTGGTTGATGGTCCGTTGGCTTGGATGCAGCGGTACTTAGTCCCATTCTGCATAACCTCGTTCCCAACTTCGTAGTCCAAGAGAGCGGAATAATTCATAATCCCGCCCTGTTGATACCACAGCAAAAATTGAGAAAGCAAGAAAAAGACGCCATTGAAGTCCGATTTAAACGGAGGAATGCCGCCTTGTTCGATGGGAATAGCATTTTCTCGTCCCCAACCTATTTGCTGAGAGAGTCGTCCTAAACCAGCTTCTTCTGAAGTTAACGGAGGAATGGTAATTTCTCCGTCCTGGGCGATAGCCGCGCTTAATTGATACTTTGGATAATTACTCATATCTCAATGACCTTTGAGGGATTGAAGACACCTTGATTAAAGGGCAATAAATTGGATCCGAAGAATCCGAATACCAGATTGTTTGGAACGACCGTCTCCACATTTGCCAAAACCCCAGCAGGCCTGTTTAACAATCCGTAGTTTTGCAAAATGGCGATTTGGACAGCAGAGGGATCTCCAACAATGCGAATCGTTATCGTCATATCCTGGTAGTCGGTGACAAATGCCGGCAGGCCTATCAACCGAGTAAGCAAAGAATTAATGGTTTCAGCCGTAGAGTTCGAGACGTTTACGACGGCTCGATAAAAAATCAGGAACCGGAAAAACTCATCATCCAGCCGAGTGTCCTGACCGTCAACAACGAGGTTACGATTCACGCCTACGCGCTTCCCCCACCAATCCAGCCAAACTCCGGAGGCTGTATCAGGGTTCAATATGAAATTAAAAAACGCGTCCAGTTGAGGAGACGCGTCTATTTCGGCATTGAAAAGTAATCCTAATTGTCTGTATCGCTCTGAGTGCGAATACTGCGACTGGAGCGCTATAGAAATAAGCGATCGGACATTTGAGAGTTTTCTGAAATCCTCAACACTCAGAATATTCCGCCAAGTTGCAGAATCTGCCATCGTTAGCCTCCTGTTTGGAATACAAGAGAGACATCGGACTCTTGAATCGTGGGCTCCACATTCGCAGGAATCTGGACACTGGATCCGAAAGCTCCGGATCCCAGAGCTACTTGGATGGATGCAACCGGAACGGCTGTAGCTGACTGAATTGCGGCATAGAACCGAGACGCGTAGACAGTCGACGCCAAAGAAACGCGGTCATTCGCACCCTGTCCTAGAACATCATTGATCACAGTCTGAATGACGTTGTTTTTCTCGGTTGGATTCATTGAAGTGGCAAAGAATTCGATCTTTACCTTCAAGGCTTGATTCTGCGGCCTGACAATGTTGTAGACGTAGGTGGCGTTGTAGAACCTAGAATCTGTGTACGAAACCTGATAAGTTCCAGTAGTCCCGCACCCTGCGTCCTTTCGCTGATAGATCGTTTGAGCGATCTGCTCATCCTCTCCGCCAACGATAGCGACCAGAATGGAATGAGGATTGATGCTCACGCCAAATTGAGTGATGGCGGCATTCGTCGGATTCTCTAAAACTCTGACATCGAGAACGCCCTCTAACGCGGCCAAATTTGCCTCAATCGCTTCGACATACCCGGTGGCATTGACAGCATAGCTTTCAACCATTCGGTTTCTAAGTTCTGCGTCCGTCTCTTCATCTCGGCCGATGACGCCGGCGGACGGATTGTTAATGGTGTCCCATCCTGCAATCGTTGTGACGATCCTGTTCACTGCTCCCGCCGCTACTTCTAACGGTCCGTGTTCGATTGCAGTAAATGTAGTAGTGACACTTCCTGTGTCTCCGATTCGTGCGCCTGCTGCCGCCGAATGTCTGTACTGGTTGCCGAGAGAATCTTGAGCGATCGCACCATAGGGAATAACCGTCCCCTTCAGGCCGGTCAGAACGCAGTTGACTACCGTGGGCTCGGAGATTTTGCGGTCTAAACCGTAAAGCGCCGCCAGCGCATCTAAGAATTTTCCTGTTGCGAGATCCGGATTAACCATGTTCGACAGAAAAAGAATCTCAGAGTTTTTGGCCTCGATTTCGGCCACGATCAGATCAAGGACCTGCCCCATCGGGGAACTGGGCTCGATGTTCAAAAGCGGATCTGTGGGCGATGTTTGAAACGCCTGCTGAATACGTGAACCGAGATCAGAACGAATCTCTTGCGTGCTGGGCAGTTCAACGCCGACCAAAGGATTAAAAATGATTTGAGCCATAATTTTTTAGAACACAAAAGAAACTGTTTCGTCCTGCTCTGTCGTTATCGTGATCTCTCCGTGGAGTGTCCTCGTTTCCTCATTGAACTCGGTAATGTCAACAGAATCAACGGACTTCACACCATCAACCCTATTCCCAGCCTCATGGATCAATTGAGCAAGGACGGAGGAATCCAGCTTTTTGGCGAGTTGGGCTTCCTTCCATGCAATGCCGTTGGCCTGCTGGAAATAAGCGTCGTTGGTCCACAACCGAATCTCGTTAGCCAAGTTCTGAGCTATAGCCAAAGCTCCGGACGTTAGGAGAATGTTTCCTTCCTTTGTCAGCTGAAGATCCCATGACTGAGGACTCAGAAGAGCTGTTTTTGCTGTATGCGGCATGATCTAACTTCCTCGTTTACTGCGGGGCGCCGGTGCTTGAATTTCCGCTTTGGACGCCTGTGTGCGTGTGGCTGGTGAGGCTGATGCCCTTCGCATTTACATCACCTGTGAATGTTGCATCAGCACCGCCAGAACCACCGCCGGAAATCGGTCCGTTCAAATTGATCTGAGAAGAATTGACTGTGAAACTGGTGCTCGCATTGACCTCACACTCCGGAGCCTCCATCGAGATCTTTGTCGGAGCTTTAATCTGGATAGTTCCCTCATCTTCCAAATGAATAAAGACTTCCGGAGCTTTTCCCCAAAATCCCCCGATGTAGAACGAATCGGATGGATCAAATTTTCGGTAAGTTGCAGGGACCTTTGGAGTCGTGCTGCCGTTGATGTTTGAAATGTCTTGCTTTGCCACAACTGCCAATCCGATGTCTCCCACCTTAGGATCACAGATAATCGCGGCTTTGCCATGCTGAAGACGAAAATACGGGAGCTTTGGAATAGTAGTCACTTCCAAACCGTCTCCTGAATTATTTCTTGGCTGGAGAAGTGGCTTGACCGTGACATATCCGGCGCCAGCTTCTTCTCCTTTACGTTCCACTGCCGTCACAACAACAGGCAAGGAGGTACTTACCACTTGAGAGATCAGCGAACGAATAAAAAACTCCATCGAGTTCAACGGATTGCTGGAGGCGAAGTTGTCATAGTTCGCACTAAGTTCTTTGTCTGACATTTACCACCTCGGATAAATTCCGGAGATTGAAGTTTTCCAAGAACCACCGGCCGGATCATTCGCACTCAATTCATGTTTTAGGGCGACGATCTTCCAAGTTCCGGAAGCATGAGGAACGATAGATTCCAGTTTGAAATTCGCTCCGATCCTCAACTCCGGACGGAAAAAACATGAGACGTTGATCCCGTTGTTCGAGAATGTTGGATAACCAATCATGCCGTTAGAGGAGTTAATCAATGGCAATTCGCCTTGTGTCTTCCGGCTCCCTTTCTTCGGCATGAGAACAACTTTCTCATCATCAAACAAAAGATTTGCACCAACTGCATCTGCAATTCTGCGCATTTTTGTCACTGGGTCACCGTTGATAATGCAATCACGGATTGAAGCAGTGACTTCATTATTTTCGAGAACGTACCCGACTTCTTTTGAAATCTGCTCAATCAAGCCTGAAACAGTTTGGTTACCTGTGACAGAAATCGGAGGTTGAGGAATTAAAGCGGGAAAAAGGCCACAATTTGCCTCGACCTTGAACACCGGACTCGGAGCTGTATTGAAGTCCGCCCAAGCATTTATGATCTCGCCTTTAAAGATAACCGATAAGGTCTTCCCCTTCTGTCCCGCAGAAATATTGATTTTGTTCCGCTTCAAAGAAAAGGATTTGAAGCCAAGATGTGTCAACCGCTCCATGGTGTTCAGGGACAATCCTTTCAGAACAACTGAAGCTTTTGGATATGCCGGACAACCTGATTTATCAATGGAGACAGACATCGCAAAGTCTTTGAAAGTGATCGCTTCTTGTCCATCCATGGCGACCGTTACAGCAATGTCTTTCTGTGTGTAAGTAGTCTCATTGAGCACCATTTAAAACCTCGTTCTCGCTTGCATACACAAGGATCCATCGGTCGTTTAAGCCTTCATATTGAGGATCTGAGTTGCCCAAAGTGTCGATCATTCTGAGTTTGCCTTTAAAGTTCGGAGAAGGATAAGTATTGATGTCCGTTCCCACGCAAACCTTGCGGCCTTTGAATATTTCGACCTCTTCACAAGTCAGATTGCAGTACATGTGATCAGCTACCTGCCTTAGGCTGATGACGCAGTTCTGCCCGTCCAACACGACAGAAAACTCTTGCCATGGAAGAGCTGAAATATTGATTTGAATCATGTTTCACCACCATTGCAACCAGATGGTTAAAAAGGTTTCTACTTGCCGAGGCCTCCAGCCCATTTGATCAAGCTTTGAGCCATCGTCGGTTTTGTTTGGGCCTGCCCTGTGTTTACCTTGACTGCAGAAGTCGCTCGCTTTGGCGAATAAGCGATTTTCTGTTGGTTTAGATTGACCGTGATGATCTCAACGAAAGAGGCGTGTATCGACAACATACAGGCATTAGATGTCTGAGTTCTGGAGAAGTCATAGTGCTCCAAAGCCATATTCCGCCAGATTTTTGCCGGAGAAAAAATCGTACAAGTGTCTGTACTGTTCATCCTCCGGTCTAACATTGCGAGCGCCAAAACCTGTACGGCATAGCTTCCATTGAACAAAAATTCGACGTTTACCCGCTCAGGTTCCCGCACAATGTTGTAAGCGGCCAACTGGCCCTTTTCGATCGGTTCAGTTGGAATCCGAGAACTCTGGTCTGCGTCAACTGCAGCAATCGAAACGTAGGGAATAAACGGGAGCAGATTGTTTCCAACGACTGCCCACGACAATCCCATGATTGAATTTATAGACGCCATCAGAAATCAACCCCCGAAGCGGCGTTATTCAACATGTCTGTAGATCCTTGCATGGCCTGAGAGACACCTTGATTAACTCCTTGAATAACTTGTTCCTTGTCCGGATTTCCGTTGAAATTGACTACAGTCTGGTTGGAAATCGGAGAGTTTATGTTTGTCGTTCTGCCTTTTTCTTTGACAACTCCTCCGGCATTTCCGACAGTAGCCCCAGCCGGTGCCACCACAGCCTTCTTCTTGTCATCACTTCCGAACCAGTTCATGGGATTAACCCACGAAGGCATTTCAAAATTTGTGATGTCTGACAGAGCACTGGAGATCCAGTCAACGATCGGCTGAATGCTGCTTTTGATAGATTCAAAAGCACCAACAAACTTATCCCTTAATCCGGATACAGAGTTGATGACCTTCGCGATAACCTCAGCAACCTTCCCTATCGTCAGAACGATTGTCTCAATAGCTACCTTGATGACAGATCCGAAAGCCTGCAGAAAAAGATCTCCGACAGGCTTTAGGGCGTCCATCAGATCTTGGATGGCTTTCCACGCATCTTGGAAGCTTTTGCGAAGCTCCTTGATTTCATCGTCAGAAGTGCCCATTGATCTGAGCAGGTCTTCAAACGCGCTTGGTCCGCCTTTTGCAAAACTGATTAGGTCATCTAATGCAAGGGCTAAAGCAACAATGCCGGCAACAACCAACCCAACAGGACTGGCTAATAAACCCAACGCCTTCCCACCCAGCATTAACGCCGACTTCGGACCTAACGCTAATGCCGCGGCTCCCGCAACCAATTCCAGTGCTATTTTGATGAACTCACTATGTTGCGCAACAAAGTCCGTGAACTCACCAAATTTTTTCATCCCCTTGTCGACGTACGGAAGAAACACCTTGGCAACCTGATTGCCGAGGTTCTTCATCGACATGGTTGTGATTTCCCATTGGATTTTGAACCGTCTGGCGTTTTCCGCGTCTTTAGGAGACAGTGCCATTTGCCGGTACTTTCCAACAAGCTCGTTCATTTGCTTGTTGTTCTGAAGAAATACCGCAGCACTTTCCCGGGTAAGGCCGAGATACTTCAAGGCATAGTTGGCCTGGGCATCGTTCATGCCATTGAGCTGTTTTCCCATGCGCAGAAAAACAGAAGCACTGGCGCCGGTGCGGTCGGTGAACGATTTCAGAGCATTAGTGAACGCATCTGCAGAACCTCCCGCAGCCACGTTCGCTTTTCTCCAAGCATCCAGCTCAGAGACATTCATCCGGACTTCTTTTGAGAGCTTGTCTAACTTATCGCCCTCATCAATGAAGTTTGTGAACATCATCTTGGCGCCGAACATGGCCGCCAAGGGACCGGCATATCCCTTTATCGCTGAGAAGACCTTTGAGGCCATTGAGTCGAGTTTTTGCAGGGCCTGAGATCCCTGTTTTGCTCCCTTCTCAATGTCTTTTCCAGCCTTTTGACCTGCTTGAGAAGCTTGCCTCATTGAAGCAGTAGCAGCGTCAGAATTATTTTTGACTGATTCGACTGCCGCAGCCGTTTGATCGCCAATCGGATTGCCCAGAAGTTCATCAAGATTGTCTCCGGCATCCGCAGACTTTTTGATCAAGAAATCGATCTTCTTTGAGAGACTATCGAAAAACTCAATGATCCCATCGGCATTTAAACCAATGTCGATTAACAGACTGTCAGTTGTTTTTGCCATTTTCTAATCCGATTTATTTGCAAGCCACGCGTTGTAGTTTTTGACTAGAAGGATCTCATCGAGCTGGTACGCTTCTTCAAGCGTGATCGTTGTCTGCAACTCCGTGAGGGTTGCCATTCCTCCGGATATAAGCCGGGAGAACAAAGGCGGGAAGTTGCTAACTTGGGCAACTCCCCGAACCTTCGCGCAATCTGCTAGGAACTCGGCTCTACGTGGGAGAACAGTTTCCCGAAATTTTGAAAAAAACTGAAGTTCACCTTCAGGGATTCAACACGAAGGCGGATCAAAGTCATCGGGTTACTAATGTAGCCGTCGGCATCGTCATACGAAAATTGACGCTCATTGTTGCCATCAATCTTGTACACACATGTCAGAAGCTCATCTAGGAGGGCCTTCGCTTCCATGTGAGGGACGGATGCCAGCGCCCTAATAATTTCTTTATACGAAACAGAGGCGTCTAAATCGAGGTTTTTTCCTGTCAAAAGGAGAATCCGGATTAAGAGGTCTTCTGATTTCGTTGCTGGGAACGGGTAAATTTTGAACGTCAGCTGCTTATCGCCGTCTGTTGTTTTGAAGATAACCGGCTCTCTCATTTAGATGCGCTCCATAGATTCGAAGTGGAATACCCAGGTCGTGGCAGCCAAGACTTTATTAAGTCCGGGCATGGGGTTTGCTGTCTGCAATACACCGTTGGAGAACTGGTAGGTCTTGCCAATTGATGGAATCTTGATTGTCAGATTGCAAACGTAAAGCTGTTTATTTGAGCTCATAGCCTCAAACAGCGTTGTAAATGCGGCCGCTGTCGGAGAGTTTGCTTCAAGCGTGATTGTGACTGGATAAATATTCGGTGTGACTCCGGCGGCCATACGACCGTCAACACCCATTCGGGTCTCGGCAACCTGCTGGGAATCGGCAACAATAGCCGCATCTGTGGAGAATCTTTCCAGTTTCAGACCGTTCGGGTAAAGCTCTTCAATCGTCATCACTGCTGACGCATTGGCGGATGTGATGTCAAAGTTTTGTACGGGCATTTTTATTCATTCCTAAATGAAAAACCCGCCATCACGACGGGTCTTTGCTGTTGTGAAATTTTGATTACATGACGGCGGTCAAAGGCATCTCAATTCGTTGGATGCTGCCGGCATAGGTGTACCAAAGTCCCAAACGAGGGCTTCCTCGCTGGGTTCTCACATTTGCCGACGGAGATTCAATGAGGTACCAATAACCTTTGGAGTAGAGATCCTGTTTGATCGTTGAGTTGTTGGTTTCCGTCAACAATTGCTGAATCTGGGAGTTGGACAGTGCCAGCCCTGTATCAATCACGCCATTACGCTTGGCATCGTTGATGGGATCAAGCAACCATGCCTCGACATAAGCAAAGCCGATTGCGTTGTAGGGAGCGCGATTGATAGCCGCGAACCCGTCCATGATCTGACGCTGGATGCGGGCCTTGAACCAAATCATGCCGTAAAGGGCATCAATCCATTGATAAATTCCGGAGAGCAGACAGCCTCGGTTGATGAAATCAAACTCCGCATTACGTGTTGCGAATGCACCCACGTAATTGACCTTGAGATCATCCAAGGCTTCCGCCACTTCGTCGCTGAGAACGGAAGCCTTAATTCCGGAAGCCGACTTCGCAAACCACGTCTTAATGCCCTGGATAGCGGACCAATCAATAGAAGCGCCAACTGCAAGGAATGCCGCGGCATCCTGAGCGGTACCGTAAACCATCGCCAAACAGTTGTAGTTGTTCTCCGCTAACTGAGCGGCTTTCGTTGTGGACTGGGTAGATTGATCAAGCATCTTTTTGTCTGTGGACCAATCAAAGTACACGTAGTCATCATCAATGTCGGCCCAAGCCGCTAAAGCGGAAGCCTCAGCCACCTCTGTTGCATAAAGAGTTGTGAATCCGACCCAGTTGCGAGAAACAGAGGTGACAAGGTTCATATTCTGCGCCGGGGTCAGAGCATCGGAACCTTGAGAGAGAACGGCGCCGGAATCCTCAGTCAATCCAAGTAATGCGGAAACATCCGTTCCTGTTGTCGCTTTTGTAGCGAAGGAGATTGAAGCGGTATCGCCTGTCTCTGTGGTGGTCAGGATGATGGCATTTTGAACAGCGTTAAAGGCGCCGGAAACCGCTCCGACTGCAGAAGCCAGCTCAGTTGCAACGTCACTGAAAGACTTAGCCGTGGAGAAGTCGAGGTTCACGACCTCTTTTTCTGTGCCGTTGACCGAAATCGTCAGGGAACCGGTCTTGATTGCTGTCAGCTCAGAAAGTTGGACAGTGATCGGAGCTGACTTAATCCAAGCGGCCGCATCTGCATTGATTCTGCGGGCCACAAATAAACGATTGATCGCCTTTTGCTGATTGTTCACTCCGGAGAAGTATTGATTAGCAAAGTCGACCTCAGGGGATTCGGCACCAAAATAATTCCCAACAGCGGCAGCGGTCACAAATTCCAGTGCCGGAGAATCTGCAGGAATCAGAGCATTCTGGGTCAGCAGCAGACCATTTGTTTCAAGATCGGCGCTCCCAGCTCCAATGATGCGAGGGGTTATAGAAACCAATCGATTAGCATTGATTGACATATTTTTCCTCAAAATAAAAAAGCGCCAGAAGGCGCCGACGATAATTGCTGAGGTGCTAGCTGAGAGCTACACCAAAAACTCATTTATTTGAAAATATCCTTTACAGCCTTAATCGCTTTCGCAATCACCCAAACTGCGAGCCCGTAACCGATTAGGTAAACAGGAAGAGCTGCATACAAAGGAACGGCAGTGACCATGGTTAGGGCCTCCGCTAGGTCGTGTAAAATGTTCATATTGACTGATTCCCTTGCAATCAGTTAACTCAAACCCCGTTCAGCTACCAACTGAACGGGGCTATTTTTTTCATAAAATTCTTATTCTTAGGACTGACATCTTGACCGGCTCTTCGGGCCGCTCTACAATTTCGTCCATAGCTAGAGATTGTTCTGTTGACCGGTGTAAACCTTTCACCGAGCCCTTAGAAGGCGGTAATAGCACAGCGTCTCTGGCTTTTCTTTTTCTCATTTCAATTTCAAAAGAAGCTTTTTTCTTATCAAACCATCGATTTCCTTCGGTGTTGACGTTGTACGCATGGAAGTCAGTGCGTGACGTTTCTCCTATATCGACAGCCACAGTTTTTTTAATGCCATTGACCCTTACGTTTTTCATTTTTGTATGAAAGGCCACTTGCGGAGAATGGTTGACAGCCTCTTTCCTCCCGAAGTAGGAGCCTTTTTCTATTACTTCTGGAACAAAAGGAAGAACCTCTAGTATTTCTCGTAGGTACCCAGAAAATTTCTTAAATTCCTTTCTTCCTTTGCCATCGAAAACGACAGAAACTGTTTGCTTCTTCCCAGATATCTCCACCTCAGTGCTAACCGAACCTCCTCGCAGTTCATTGTCGTAATAGAGGACGATAGCTTTAGCGGGATTGCCTCCGGCCTTTTGCAAGTAACTATGAATATCCTTTGAAGGCGGACTCTCAATGAGATTTTTTCCCGATTTCGGATAGGACTGCTGGCTTTCTACCTTCTTTCCTACTTTCCCTTCCAGTTTGCCATTCTTACCGACTGGTATATGAGTGCCATTCACCGTTATCCACTTTGCGGCGTCTTGAGCATCGCCAGGGTTTGTTGCGTAAGTTCTCCCGAGCCCATACATTACTCCGAGCTTGAATGCACGCCCAAGTTTGAAAGCAAGTTGCTCGTTCATTCCTTTTCCTTCGGCGGGTAGCTCACATCAACGTTTTTCAGGTCAACATCAACCGCACTAAAGAAGCCCATCGAAACTTTGATCTGGCTCTGCATGCTGAGATGAATCATCAGAGTGGATCTCCTGACATAGTTGTCAGAGTCCCCGACAATGGTGGTGTCTCTAGGATCGTCCGCATGAAGCAGGCTGATTCCTCTATCAACAAAGAACTGGACGCCGACATGAGACCTGCATACAGTCTCCAAGGCCTGAGCCCTCAGCATGGCATTCATTCCGTCGGAGCCGTTTAAAGTCGATGCGTAGCAATCGACCTGAACCAAAACCTCTGTAGTCGTTGAGAGATAAACGTTGTCATCGTTTTGGTCCTGCTCCCAGTCCTCGGCACTCGTCCCGTGTCGAACGCTGGAGATGTAGGAATAGATGACGTAATCGTTCCCTTCAGGAGGCAATGCCAGATTGTTCTGGTTACCGTAGAAAATGTTTTCCGGCGCCACTTCCGGAACTGCAAATATCTCAAGAAATTCTTGGATCGCTGTCCGGATATTCGGGCTCAGGTTTTGTGCTTTCATCTTCTTCCTCTACGATGTTCAGCTTCTGAGGCGTGGTTTGGAATGTGCAGCGGACCGCCTCCCAACCTGCGTCCGAAAAATCCTCGATCACCGCAGTGATCAACCACTGGCCTCCTTTGGAATCTTCGACATAATCTCCCGACCTCGCTAATGGCCTATAGATTGCCCAAGGCCGCTGCTTCTGGTCGCTCGATGCGTAGAGGTACAGGCGCCGGATGATGGTGTTCTGTCCGGCTAAGTTGGCATGGTCAAGAGCGCTATCGCCTTCGCTTTGAAAATTCCCCTGAATCTCTTCAGGCGGTGCGTAATACGCTTGGACGACTCCTCCTACATTCTTTTGGCCGACCGATCGATACAGCTTGAATATTTCGTCAGCATAGTTGGCGTTAATCGCCTGGCGGACAATTGCGTGTAGGTTGAGAGACATTAGGAAACCTTCCAAGTTATGGAGCTTTGCAGGACGCCACTCAGCGTTAGAGGCTTTGTAGTCATCACGTTGTTAGGGAGAGTGCCTTTCCCTTTAGCTTTCTTGGCCTTGTCCATTTCTCCTCGAGCTTCCAGTAAAGCCATCGTGAGTTTGGACCGTTTTTCGAAGGAACCAGCTGGGATACCTGCATTTCGAATAGTTTCCTTAATATCGTCCGTCGCCATTTGGCCCATAATTCCAAGGGAATGCTGAATATCGAAGGTCTTGAGAAACCTTGATTTGAATTTTGCAGTCCAATCTGATCGCTTTTTAGCGTAGGTATCTCTCATGAATGGGCGTGCCGGAAGATGCAACGTCCCAAAATTTTGGATGTAATTTCCATCCTTATCATGGATTGGCAGGTCTAATATCCCCGATAAATACGCATTTTGCTTCCCTGATACCCTTTGCACCCAACCGTACTCTAAGTACATGGCATAGGTCGCCACATCAGGGATCATGACTCCAACTTCAAGCTTCTTATTTTTTTCAGCTTTAAGTTTGTCTGCTAGCTTTTTGAACGCATTGTTAGATGTGATGTTGATGCCCATCATCATCCCCACGGATGGTAATTGTTTCCCGGATAAACTCTGCCGCCGATTCGGTATTTGGCAGTCAGCGTCCAGTACATGGCGCCGCATTGTGTTTGAGCCCACCAATCTCCGACAAAAGTATTCGTTTTCAGAAGATCAAAGCTGGTACTCACACTTCCCTGCGTAGCACTAGCAATCCTGCCAACCTGACCGTTCGGCTGCTGGCTGAGTGTCAGCAGGTGGCAGGTTGCAAGATCAAGAAGGCGCTCCCTTGTATAGATCTTGTTGTCCGGATCATAGGGAGCAAAGCTGTCGGCGTCCGTATTCCCCACGAACTCCACCGCCACATCAAAGTAGAACTGAAGAGTTTCGTCCGGGAATTTAACTTCATCCGAAAACGCAGGATGAAGGATTCGAAATTTTTCAGGATCAAAGACGACGACAGCCATTTTGTTAACCTTCTTCGTTCTTAACTTCTTCAACGTTGACCGATTCAGGATCGATCGGATTGAGGCCGTGGGACGCTTCTTTTAACTCGTCCTCGCGGCCTCTGAATTCTTGAACTGATTTCATCTCAAGCAGGCACGGAATACCGCCATTCACGCCTGTGAATACAGCCTCCTGACCATGCATGCGCTTGATGTTTTCCCAGTCCTCTTTATCGATCTGGAATGCGACAGAGTTTCCCTTGCCCAGCAGGATCCCGTCACGTTTTCCTCTAAGCGAATCATTTACGCCCGGAAAAACGATCGTTTTTGTTCCGCCATTGCCATTCGGCACATCATCAAATTTGAGGCCGTGTGCCAGAGTGCAAGCAATGATCACCGTGGACTGAGTTTTAGCAGTGCTCTTCTTCTGGGTATTGCTGAAATTGTCTGCGACAACCTTTCCGGATGTTGCTTTCTGAGTTGTGTTTGTACGAGCCATTATTTCAATCTCCTAAGAAAGAGGCCCGAGAGATCGGGCCTCCGTAGCTGGTTAGTTCAGGTTAGATGCCGAGCATCGTGGCAACGAGGCTGGGACGACGAATAACAGCGCCCCAAGTTCCGCCAACGACCTTTTGCTTGTAGCTTGACATTTCCGGAACCACACGACCCAAGAAATACTTCTCAGAGAATGCGCAGATACCAGTCTCAATGCCAAACAGGTCTGGAACAGTCATGTACAGCATTTCACCAGCCGTTGTAGTCAGCTCAGGAAGCTGAACAACCTCGATGTTGGGGAATGACTGCTTGAGCATAGTCATGGCCGTAAGACCGAAGGAGTTCGGCTCGGTCAGGTAAGGAGCTCTGGTGTTGCTGACAGCGAGAATGATGCGGGAGTTCTGATCAACCAAACCGCCGTTATTCTTGCTAATTTCAGCCCAAAGCTTGTTAATGTCGTTATAGACAATGTTGGCAGTCTTCTCAGGCTGTGCAGCGCACTTTGCTGTCCACGTAGAGTTAGCGGTAGATCCCGTGGTGATGGAGATCGGAGAAATCGAAGCGTTCAGGTTCGGGTCATTTAACAGACCGTAGACCTTCTTACCTTCGACGCCATAAAGCGCAAACTTGTTGTGAGCCATCGCCATCACGTAAGCAGAAGCCTGTTGTTTAGAAGAAACAACATTCAACTTGGCCTTGGCCGCAAGGCCGACTTCACGATCGCCATACTTGATGACGGTCTGGAACAAGAAGTTTTCGCGAGTCGGGTAATCAACGTTCACGTCTGTGGAGACGTTCTCTGCGAAGTCAGAGTAAGGAGTCACATTGCCGGCATACTCTTCGACCGGGAAGGTGAAGAAGTTATCTGTCCAGTCACCCTTTCTTTCTTCGCCGAAAATCTTTGTAGCGTTCTGGGCGGCAAACAGGATGGGGACGACCTGCGGGTCAATGAATGTCGTGAAGACGGAAGGGACGCCGACAGACACGGGAGTCTGCAATGCGGCATCTCGAGCCATTGCCTTAACCGTTGCATCGTAGTCGACGTTGATCTTACCTTTGGCGTCTGTGGAATAGGACATGAATCCTTTTGCTTCCACACCATGCACGCCTTTTTGCTTTGCTAATTCAAAATCGTTCATTTTTTACCTCAGATTAGGATCCGCTCGCGGCAGGCTGATAACCGAGGCCGTGATTGGAAATGATGATCGTGTCGCCCTTTGCACCAGCCGTCTGAACTGTCCAACCGGTGTCATTTGCGGCGCCGGCAGCACCAAATGTGATGGCGCCAGTGGTCGGATCACAGAGAACAGCTTGACCGATGGTTGCTGCCGCAGGTGCGACGATGTAGTAGTCACCTCGAACGGCAATCGTCAGCTCAGCCCCTTTCGGATAAATGTCCGGAGTATCTGTGCCCAGCTCGATGGACGCTGTGAACGTGCGCTCAACAAAACCGATCGGTTTGGCCCCTGCAGAGCCCTTCAAGGATGCGATTGGGAATTTCACGGCTGTTCCGGTTGTGGAGGCGGCTACAGCAAACGCAAAACCACCGCACTGGACAGTACCGTCAGACAAGTAGTTCTGAGGCGTGTAGACGGCCTGATTGAATGCAACCTGCTGTCCTGGAATACCGATAGCAGGATAGAGACCTACAGATTTTTGAAGCATCAAAAAATCTCCTATTTATTTAACATTGTTCAAAATTGCGCTGACGGCAGTCGGCTTCTCGGTCACCTTGGCGCCGGAGTCTTTCGCACCAGCTAAGGCCTTTCGACCCTGCATGTAGGCGCGATACGCAGAACGAGCTTCGGATGCGGGGATGTTTTTCAAACCGAGTTTCTTGAGTGCTGCCACATAGATGGAACCTGCGGAGTCATAGGATCCGGCACGGATAACACCTAACACCGGCTTGACTTCTTCGATTGCGGCCAGTTCAGAGTAGATGGCGTTTCGGAGAATCTTCATGGAGTCAGAGGCAGAACTCTTTTCTTCTTTGCCATCATCAGGTTTCGGATCCTCATCTTGTGCGCCTTCATCTTTCTTCTGGGCGTAATTCAATCCGGCAGCAAAAGCCTTCTTCTCTTCTTCAGAAGCTTCATCAAGACCACAGGATTTCAGTGCATCTTCTGCTTCTTTTTCGAGATAGCGTTCTTCGCCTTCGCGTTCGTGATCAGAATCGAGGCGTTTAGGATCGTCCTTCTCACGTTTTTCGCCATAAAGGACGCCAGCTTCAAAACCAGCCTTGAAGTTCGGATCCTTCATTTTTTCATCGAGCTCCGGATCGTCGTCCTGTGCCTCTTTTTGATCATCAGGCTTGGGATCTTCGTCTCCTGTAGCCTGAGAGTAAGCCAGGTCAGACAGAGTTGTCTTAAGCTTTTCAGCTTCTTCGTCCGTCAGGCCTTTTGCCTTCAGTCCTCCGATGATTTTTTGAATCATCGCGTCTTTGTCATCATCTTGAGCGCCGTCAACGATTTTTCCGTTGGGATCAACGGAATGCAAATCGATAATCGCCTTTGCTAACGTCACTTCAGCCTGCTCAACAGCGTCATCTTTTTCCATATTGAGAAAGTCCTTATTAGAATCGCGAACTCTTACCTCAGGCCCAGCGCGCCCAGTTTCCACAAGCGCCAGATGGTTCGCTCTGATCCGGCGTTGCACATAGTCGTATTTCTCTCCATCAGGTGTCTCTCCCGGCGTGAAGTCGGGCTCGAACGTATATGCCAGGCTCAACTCACGCATTGAACCGTCCTCGATCCTGCTGCGTGCGTCCTGGTCGTAAATATGTAGAGAGTTAACTAAAAACGGAGCCTCAAAAGCTCCGTCCGTTCCGGTAGTACCCACACGGGTTTGTTTGTTCTCGGGGGCTCCGTGATCATCGTGATGCTCCAGATGAATCGGGATACCGTTAATTGATTGAATAGTTTCGGGAGAACTAAGTTCTTCAGGCGGTCGATAGGCGTGATAGATCTTTTCAGGGTCTAATCCGAGCTCTCGCCAGCCTGCAATCTCTTTCCCGTAATACGGAGCAACTTGAACTCTTGTCAGCGGAGACTTTTGGACATGGAGGAAACCGTTGTCGTCCACAGATCGAACACTCACAGAATCAATTGCAACCGTGCGTTTTAGATTTCCCACAGTAATAACCTCGAAAATGTTTAATCCGGAAGGATGCTTCTGAACTGGCATCTGCACCAGTAAAGTTCACCTGGCATAACATTCCGCCCGACTTCCCTGTCGTAAAGACCTTTAGAAAGATCAAACTCTTTGCCGTTCATCTCAATGTGGCTTTCGCGACTGGTGTACTTGCCGGGGACGTGAATCCAAACTCCGCGTGTGATACCCAATCCTTTGCAGTTGGCCTGCTGAATCTGTTGATTCAATTTGAGAGTTTGGTCAATTGCCACTCGCTGAGCCCGTTGAGCCGTAAACGAAGAAGAACGACCAAGGGCTTCGACAATCTGCGAGTAGGTACCGCGACCTTCATACGCATCCATAAAAGCCGCACGGATGTTTGTCAGCTCGGATGTTGTGATGTTGCTGATGAGGCTCGTCGTGTCGGCGACCATGCGCGGGAGCTCATTCACCGCCTGTGGCGTAATGAAAAAGTGCTTGCGCGTCTGCCTCATCTCGTAGGCAAAAACCGAAGCTGGAACTCCTGCAGCCATCAGTGATGCTTTCTGGGCCGTTGAGACATCAGTAGCGAGATTCTTCACGTACCATTCCGCAATCTGACGCGTTTCCCGATCCGCCGTTCTCATCCAGTTGCCCATATTGCGGGCAATGAAGTCATCAACATTGCGACGAAATCGATCAGGATCTCGAAGAACCATGCGGTTGATTCGCTCCTTAATATTCCGCAGCCTTGCACGATCAAGGCGATCGTCCGGACGGAACGTTAAGGAAGCGTCCTCAGTCAACCCGCCAGCATCAGAGAGGTAAAGAAGAATCTCGTTGAGAATCCTATTTCTGAAAGATTTCAAAAAGGAGTCGAGCTTCTTTTTGAACTTTGCCTGTCGGCCAAGGTTCGGCTGAACTGCACGAGCAGTCTTCATTAGAAAATCTCTCCAGCTCTGTCTTCATCAGTCTTCGGCGCCGGGGCCACGTTCTCAGCCGATCGCTGTTTCAGAAAGTTGTTCATCAGCTCATTCTGCTGACTGGGATCATCAGTCATGAGTTCGCCTTCCATCCCCTCCGGCAATTCTTCCGGAATGAAGTCTAAACCCATATCCGTATCACGACGGACAAACTCACGGACCTCTTCAGCACTCAGAACGTTGCGGTCCTGCAGCACTGCCAGCATGTCGACCTTTGTCTTAGCTGTGATCGCTGTGGCCGCGGCATCTGCCTCTCCCAGTTCGTTGAACTTGAATGTAACGGAGGGATCAACATGACCAAACTCAACCAACTGGATAGCTTTCAAGACGGTTTGAATTGCGTCTCGATTGAGCTCCTGCTTCGACTTGATGTGGTCGTAGTAATTCCGGATATCGCTCTGACCGGTCGCGTTGAAACCACTCGGAGAGATTCCGAGGAGCTTGACCGCCGGCGTGCGGTTGATAGCCGCAATGAATTCCAATGCCTGCCGGATGATGCCTTCAACTCCTGAGATCGTCAGAGTGATGTTCTGCAGATCCTCGGAAGAGTCACAAGCGAAAATGGCCTCATTCGAGCGATAACGCTGTAACAGCATCATCTTTGCGTCTAACTGCTCGATGCCGCCAGTTTGCAGCGCTTCGGCAAAATTCGTTTTGAATACCGTGAGGTTCAGTTTCTCAAGGATGCTGACGCCTGTTTCTCTGGCTTTATTCCAGTGCAGAACATAATCCCAAAGAATCTGAGCTTGTGGGATTCCAAGGAAGTTATAGGCTGGCCTCAGAAGTAAAGGAGGCTCATTGTCCACGAGCCTGATCATGCGGGAAGCGTGAACCTCTTGGCCGAAAACAAACCAAGACTTTGGCTTTAAGTAATCATCTTTTAGCGGCTGGTTTGCGTTGTAGAAGCCAGGCGAAACATTGACCGGATCAATGACAATAAATTTGACCGATTTATCCTCGCCAACCAGTTCTGCTGATTTGTCAGAGTAGTTGAGAGGAAGCTTTAACGCTTCTCCTTCGACCCCAGTGTCAACAAAGATAAAGGCTCCTCCCATGAAGCCGACGATGCTCAGGGCTTCATTAAAAAGCCTTCTCAGTCGATATTTGTTCTCCTGCAGATCTTGGAGCGTCTTAACGTTATCCGCCGATTCGTCTTCACCGCCCTCCACCTGAATCCATTCTCGACACATGTCATCCGCGACAGTCTGAATGCAGGTGCGGATCATGCCGTTTTGCGCGATATTCTGAAGGACGCCATAGCCGACAAACGATGTCATCGGGAACTGGCCTAAATCCAAGGCGTGCTGTGTCAACGAGGCATAGTACGCATTGAAACTCGAGCCAATCGCGGCATCATTTGTAAAACGAGACTCTTCTTTCTCCGGCTCTTTGGTGTTCAAAGTTATCGGAGGATAAAAGAGCGTTTTAGCCTCTTCCGGAGAGAACGATGTTCTAGGAGGCACGAAGCGAGAGCCTGCCGCATCGATGATCTTTTGATTGATCTTTCTGCGTTTGTTTTCGTCTAGTTGATTCATGATTTTCAAAATCTAAAACGTGCCTGCTGCATCTGCTCTCTAGTCAAAATGACGCCTGAGCCGTTGCGGAAATAGTTAAGACATTGACTTAGGGAGTCGACACAATCATCGTGGGCGCCGGCTGGGAAATTCAGCAATTCAGCTTCAAATGCACCCATCCATGGCGTTTTCTTCGGATCCGGCAAGTAAACATTGCCAGCCTCAAAAAACGGCGTAATCGCGCTCGCACGGGCCTCCTTAGATTCCTTCGGAGTAACCGGAACAATGCCGCTGACGGTTTTTTGAAGTTCAGAGATAATCGCTGATCCGTTCGCTTTGTCTTCAACCAACTTGCGTAACGCTTTGGGCCACTTGTGCGCAAGAATGAGGAACATCTCACGTGTTTTAACGAAGTCCCACTGACCTCTAACTTGATCAAGCAAATAAAAATTAGCGCCTTTCTTTCCCCAAACTTGTCCTACCACATAGTCGGAGTTCTTCGAATCCTTAAACGTCATGTCCCACGACGTTACGATCTGATCAAACTCAGGAGGCAAGCTCGATTCCGTCCAGTATTTAAACCATTCCGCTTTAAATACGTTACCTCCGTCCGGTATCGGATGCTGCTGATACAGTGCAGCCCAATCTCTCGAACCGACTGTTTTCTGAATCTTTTTAAGCTGATCTAACGAATAACGCTCAGGGTGCAGCGCCTCGCCTTTCCGCCTATGGATTTCATCATGCTCAGCAATCGCAGGATAGTTGATGACCGTAAAAGTATCGCCCTGTCCGTTCTCCATGTTTTCAATGAGGCGCCCAATGAGATCGTCTAAATGCCACCTCGTAGCCATGACGATCACACCACCGCCCGGTGATAAGCGCGTATACGCCGTAGATGTGTACCAGTCCCAAATAGACTGTCGCACCGTGGCACTATTCGCTTCCGCGCGATCTTTCACGGGGTCATCAATGAGTAGGCAGTCTGCGCCTTGGCCCGTAATACCGCCTCCGACGCCGCATGAGCGATAGGCGCCGGCATAACCGACAATCTCAAATAAATCGGATGTCCGAATGTACGACCCTCGCGAGTCCGGACGGACTCGCGAACCATTTAGCGTCGTTTCGGGGAATATCTCTTGATATTTTTCATCATCGATAATCCGCTGAACGTCACGATTAAAACGCTGTGATAAATCTGAGCTGTAAGACGTAGCGATTATTTGAAGATCGGGAAAACGCCCGAAGGAATAGGCAGGGAAACGGCGGGAAACTAACTCACTTTTACCGCTTCTCGGAGGCATGGTAATAATCAACCGAGGAGATTTCTTATCGGCGACAGCCTGTAAAAAATCATCAAGCGCGGCGCATATCTCACGATGCACCCACCCCATTAGGTAATCAGGTTTAGTGTACGTAGTGAAATATGCGAGCGATTTACGAGCCTTAGCTTGTCTGATCTCCTGTATCGTTGGAAGCCGCATTCACAATACCCTCCAGCGCATCAAGCTGTTCTAATGACAACTTGCTTAGATCCAGCTGGTTAACTTTATCGACCTTGACCGGTTCACCGTCTTTTCCAGTGATCTCCTTCCTGTCAGTCTCTTTCCACCCACAGCGACTCTTCATGTAAAAAATGGTCGCTGCCGGATTCCCCTCTCGAATGAGAGCCATCAACTTTCCGCCAACAAAGGCGTTTGCCTTAGCCTTTCCCTTTTTTATAGCGGTCGCAAAATTCGCAAAATCTTTTTTTCGATTCTGTAGGGTTCGATAACTGATCCCGAGCGCGAGAGCGATCTCCTCCTCGTTGTCACAAACCTGAGCCAGTTGTTCAACCTTCTCTAGGTCAATCTGAATGCGTGGACGAGTCCGCTTCTTTTGAACTTTTTCTTCCATGCCTTCAACCTGCCTTTGGTTAACTGGTCATATCGATGATCTTCTGAATTAAATCCTCGGGTCCGAAACTCTTAACGAAATCCTGAACCTGCTCTTTGTATTCGATCGGAATTGAGAGCGTCAGATTAAAGCTGTCTGGCTGGGGCTCCTCTTTTTCCGGTTCTTCCTCAGCGGGTTCTGTAGTTCCACACAACAAAGCATTCAACTCTTCGTCAGAGAAACCAGTGACCGGCGCCAAATCTGTATCCTGCAATTCCTGCAGCTCTATTCTCAAGAGATCAATATCCCAACCAGAATTCAGAGCAATTCGGTTATCTGCAAGGATGAAAGCTTTCTTCTGAGCCTCAGATAATCCTGTTAATTCAATTGTCGGTATTACCTTCAGTCCGAGCTTCTTAGCCGCCTTCAGGCGTCCATGTCCGGCAATCACTCCACCCTGTTCATCAACCAGGATTGGATTGTTGAACCCAAATTCCTTGATCGAACTGGCGATTTGATTCACCTGTTCCTCAGAATGCGTCCGGGCATTATTTGCGTACGGAATCAGATCATTGACCGGCCTGTAGAGAATTTTGAGTTCAGATTCTTTCATAGCTTAAAAAAGGTGCGCCCAGCATTTTCAGCCGAGCGCACTCCAACCAACCCCAAGGAGATAGTTTGTTAAGGCGGTTTTCTCCGCCATTCTCGTCAGGAGAATTAGAAATCCAGCGGAGTGAGCATCTTCCCGTTGGGAATCTAGGCTTGCTGGATGTTGTAACTTTGTCGCTTGACTACTTAATCAGCGAGTAAGCGAAGGCAAAAGATATGACGGTCATGCACACCATCGCAATGATGGAGAAACCCCAACGGAGAAAAAAGGACCATTTCGGATAACGGTCTAATAGTTCCATGACTAGCTTCCTACAGTGCTTTGATATAATTTCCATATCGACCTACTGGTTCTAGGTTGACACTAAAAAACCCCGTACAGCTCGCAACTGTCGGGGTTTTGCTTTGTTTGGCTCGGTGCTTAAGCCCACCGAGAGGCTGTGCGGTTTGTCGATAAACGTTGTGGACAACAATGAAACCGCTAGAGAAATCAAAGGGCCAAGCATCCCAAGATAATCGACAGAATCAACATGAAGTTGATTGTCCGGAGTGCGTAGCCTCGTCTGTTATGGATGGCGTTAAGAGCATCGATTGAGCGCTGGTACTGTTTAAGCAAATCCTTCTGGACAGATAAAACAGGAACGTCATCATGGTACCGAGTGTTCAGCCATCTCAGGTAGTCCTTGCAAATTCCGGAAGGATAAGCAGCGCCGCTTGAAAAGATAATCGACATTAGCAAGGACGCAAACCCTAAAGCACCGGAAACAACCGCCAGCCACATTCTCCAGCCTTGGAAGTAATGGTTGTCGAATAGATAGAACAGGACACCGAGAACCACAACGCAGAAGCCTTGGTAGAAGGCCAGCCGCTTTGTTTGCTCCGGGAGCTCTGCGGCAATTTTTCTATCCAGTTCAGCTTTGGCAGTATCGATAAGGATGGATGCAGTCTGAATGTCGTACTTATTGGGTTCGATCATAAAAGTTCCGTTGTTGACCTCTGGGAGGCAACAGATAACAAAAAAGCCCCGAAATCGGAGCTCTCGTATTCGCCCGGCTTGATGTTTGCATCCTCTTTTCTCTGGATACACCGGTTCCTCCGCAAGGAACCGTCATCTTTAAGCCTCTAGGCGGCCTGGCAAACAGGCTTGAAATTGTCTACTTGTGACTATACACCAAAAAGAAGCCCCTCGGGTTGGAGGGGCGGAGTTTCAAATTTCGATTGTTAGGCAGCGTGCGTCAACGCCCAATGCTTGTAACAGTCAAGGTCTTTGACTGAAAATCCGAGATCATCGAGCGAGCGTTCGAGCTCAACAAAATTAAGGTTGTTCACAACGTCCCAAAGTTTACTTGCGTCGGGTACATCCAAAGCCAGCATGACCCGCATTGCCTGCATCAGAGGTTTTCTGAAAAGGTAGCGCTGGTAGTAGCAGAACACTTGCAGGGTCTTCAAGAAATCCGCGTAAACAACGTATCGTTGTCTTTCAGTCTTGGTAGGCTCAGAGGCTGGCACTTCAGGTACGCTCAAGTCAACTACTTCAATAAAACGCAGGCAGTCCTCGAACTGCGATTGTTTGAGTTCCGTGTAGCGTGGGATTTGGTAGCGCGCCTTGATTGCGCGGTAGATCGTCTGATAGTACACAGCCGTTTTCTTTGCGCGTCTTGCTACTGCCTGTTGGATGGCAACTTGTTGCGCGTTGGTGATCGTGTCACCTGTTGGAACTTCGTAGCGTCCGGCCCTGCGAATAGCCGGTAAAACCTCATTCGTGACCCAGCGCTTGAATTGTTTTGCCTTCGGAAGTTTTGAACCAAAGATCAAGGCGTACAGGCCGCTTTCGTTAACGCAGTTGACTAACTGCTTGCCGCCGTTGGTTTGAACCTCTACTTTACAAACGTCTTCGGGGTCAACATGGTCTTTAATAGCTTTCCAAGGATTTGTAAAACCAAGAACGTTACAAATTTGTTGAGCAACGAACAGCGGGTTAAGGACAGTCCCGAGAATAGTTAGTGAAGTGCTTTCGAAAGTAAAAGCTAATGAATTCGACATTGATGTCTCCTATATGCAGTTTGCAACCCTGCACCATCCGCCAAGATGGTGAGCAGGAACTTACGGATTGGCGGACCGCCATATAGGTAACGGCCAATCTTTCGATTGTCCGTAAGCCCCGCTCATTGGAGACTTCTTAAAGGACCTAACGATTCGTTAGGCCCTTGCAACCAGCCATAAAAAAACGCCTTTCGGCGACTGATCGCCTATATGTCGGGCCGCCAAGCCCGCGCTGTTGTTCAACAGCGAGGTCAGTATAGCGAAACTCCGAGAAAAAATAAATAGGTTCATCTTAAAAAGCATCTTTAACCTTCCTTTCGTTGATTTGTTCGAAATATCGAATTCGAAAAGCGAAAAATATCAAGGCATCTTCAGTCCACCGATCAAGCTTTCTCCGCTTGATGTTCCAGATTCGCTTACCTGCCTTGCTCAATGAAGACTGGGAGCCAAACACATATAGCAGAACAATCAGTTTCGCTGTCCGGACATTCAACCCATGGGTTCCGATAGAGAGAACTTCGGTTCCCGGCGCCGAGAAGTTTTGCCAAACGACATTGAGAAAATCCGCGTCCCTCATGTCGACTTCGCGGGCCTTCATGCCGCTGTTGCCATCATCCTCTGTGTAGTCCTCAGAAAAATCCGTCTTGTTTCTCGTCAATGCGAGAGCTCTCTCCACTGCGTAGGCAATTGAGACGTTTTTAACAACACGGTCACGATATGCCCGGCGCCAGTTGTCCAAACGAGGCCTGAGATCATCAATGAGTTTTTGTTCTGTTTCTGTCACCCAAGAGTCCTCACGTAGCTAAACATGCAGTAGAGATAAATAATCCCGAGAGCTGATAGCCCCCATAACTCCAACTTTTTACTAAGCTTGTCGTGGTTTTCTAAATAATCCGTAATCCATTTAAAGATCCAAAGGAAGACGAACATCGCGACATAGATAGTTAAAGTCCAAAAAATAATTCCCTCTGTACTAATATGCCTCGACATTCCAACCCCCTCCTTCTTTTTTAGTCCTAGGTGTGACAACGAACAGCGGAATCGGGCACTCATCGGCACAGACTTTGCACTTCACTTTTGCATCTTCTTGGAAGATCCTCAGAGATCCCTTAACCTCATGAAGCTCTAACGTTTTATCCGGACGCATGACCAAAAAATCAGGCGTGTATGAGCATCGGTTTGAGGCAATCTTCCACGTGAAGCGCTCGAACCAGTATTTGAGAACCAACCCAGCGTTTTTCTGTTGTTCCAGGTAATCTCGATAGGCCGCCTCGGTCCGGTTCATTTCACCGACCTTGAGCCTTCCTTTTGCTTGTAAAAACATTTTCATTTATCCCTCCTGATGGATTTGTGTTGTTTGGTTGAATTCTTTGATGCTGTTTCTAGAACATTAGAGTTCCTTTGAGCGATGATCTGAGCGTGTGAAGGCCAACGTTCAAACTGCGAGAAGAAATCTCTCCTGCGTTGAATTTGATCGTCTGTTGTTCGCTCGAACTTAGAACAACGAGCAAACGAGATCGGATAGCACTCGATGCCAGCACCTTTATCCGGATGGTGGCAGTAGATGTTCATGTCCCCAAAGGACTGTTTTGGAGGCAGATGCTTCTTCCCGTCAGGTCCTATCCAAAAGGCCTGAGCATGAATGCAGTAGAGGCAGCACCCGGTCATTCAGACTTTCTCCGGAAAGCGCAAACGAAATCGACTGCAATAACCATCCCCAAAATCTTCAGGCTGTAATCAATGTTCGATCCTGAGTATGCGAACCATGCAAAGTCGAGAAGGCTTAAGACTCCTCCGGATAGACCTACCAGAGCGAAGAAATTAAGGACATCAAAGTTCATTTCGTTCCCTGCCAAATAGCAACCGATCACACAGCATCCGAGCACGTACACGCAAAAATATCCAAAAACGTCCATGCTCTAACTCCTTTTCAACCGATCGGTTAATTTGGTTTCCTTACTGATCTGAAGAGCCGCCCTCACCAGCAATCCGAACAGCACCAGATTGACGAACACGACCGGCGCCAGCATGATCATCAGCAACTGCCATGCACTTTCTGACATCTCGCACCTCAGTCGAATAAATCAGGTGTTGCCGGCTTTCTCATTGACTGACCAACAAACAAAGCTGGGACGCATTTAGAACGAACACGGTCATAGAGACGATCACCGAGCAGAGAGCACAATCCCTCAGCACTGAGATTGCTCAGCAGAATGGTCGGCTTGTTGGAAGTCATGCGAGTATCCAGAATCGAGAACAAAATCCTTCTTTCTGCATCGGATCCCTTCTGGACTCCGACCTCATCGATAACAAGCAGCTCGATTCCGGAGAAGTAGTTGAGAACTTCGTCTTCGCTTGTCTGGGAGCCAGGAACGTAACTCTTCCGAACTGCCGAGAAAATCTCGGATGTTCGGTAATACTTCGGAAACAGAAACTGGTGGTTAGCAATGAGAGCTGCCACAATCGAACACGCCAGATGAGTTTTGCCAGTTCCACAGCTTCCGAGAAAGAGCAAGCCATATCCACCCGCCTTTGCCTTCTCCCAGCCTCTGACGAAACGCTTTGAAAGCTCAAGAGCCTTCCCTTGTTCAGCATTGAGAACTCGGAAACTGTCAAAGGATTTGGTTCTGTACTCGAGGGGAACTCGAGACTTTGCAACCCGCTCTTCAACGTCTTTCTTGATGGCCTCTTGCCTCATTACAGCTTCGACGGCCTCTCTTGCTTCCCGTTGATCTTCTTCGCACTGCGGGCATTTTGTTTGAGTTTTGAGAATTGAACCGAGGTAGATTCCCTCAGCCTCATAATCCCCATGGATCGGGCAATTGAGAACCGTCTTGCGTTTAGTTAGAACTCCGGAGAGAGACGGATGGATGGAACCAGTCAGGCTCCCGATTGATACGAATGTTGTCATAGCAGAATGTTCCCCTTGTCATCGAATTTGCAGCCCTTCCTGTAGTAGTCCTCCGTAAAACCTCCCGGGGGCTCATAAGGCATAGATGCTGAGTTGTTGCTGTTGGTTCCAGAGCTTTGTTTACCGCGGCTCCTTTCCTGGTCTTGTATGCAGAATGTCCGGAATGCCGCTTTGTAGTCGACGTACTCTTTCCCGTTTGATTTGCAGTAAGAAATCATCTTTTGAAAGAGCAGCTGAGGGTTGGCAATGTGGTATTGCTCGGCTACTTTCACAAAGTCTTCTGGGATGGCGTCTCCGTCGTTAAAAGGACACGGTTGTTTAGCCTTGGATTTCCGCTTTGCTTTTTTCTCAACTGTTTCCTTTTTGGAAACACTTGTCTCCTGCTCCTTCGGTTCTTCAAGCGGAAGCTCTTCTTCTATGGCTTCGTTTTTTAGAAAAGCAGGCTTTTCACACACACGCCCCGCGAAACTTTCAGAAACTTCCGGATGTTCTTCGCTCTTTTCGGTGTGTGTATATGTTTCTTGTTCTTGTTCTTGTTCTTGTTCTTGTTCTTGTTCTTGTTCTTGGCATCGGAGGGCCTTTGAAGGGGCTTCTATGGGGCTTGATGGGAGCTCTTCTTCCTCTTGTGTCTGAACGCCGAATTCTTGAATTTCGGGTGAAGGAATATCCTTGAAACCAAGATTAAAACACTCGTTATATTCTTTAATAAACAAGTATTTAAAGTTGTCAGGCATGGATTCGATAGCTGTCCTAATGCCCGTTACTCTTTTGTCTGTTGGCTTTAATTCCGGAGCAATCTGGAATAGCGCCATCTTTTTGACGAATACATACTCGCTTTCATAGTCGTAAATGGCAAAATCTTCCCTTTGAAGGGTCTCCAAAGCCTCTCTAATTCCCTTTAAAGGGCCTTGGAAGGGGCTTGGAAGGGGCACCGAAGGGGCTTCTAACGGAAGACCAGTTTCTGCTGAGATTTGGCACAACGGACAATAAAAGACTCCGGTCATGTCATTGTTGGGACAAGAGAGCAGATAAGCCGCCACCAATTTGGCCGAAATATCGCCTCTTAGTTTCCGACCAGTCTTCCCTATCCAGAATTTAGGTGTAATGCTCGAATATTTACGCATTTTTTAGCGCTCCTATTCAAACGGAAGAAATCCGATCGGCAATAACTCTCTTTGCATCATCCCAAGGAAAATCAGGCCGGAGCTCTTCCATCTTCACTGCACCTTTCGTGAACTGTTCGATTTTTGCGCAGTGACGGGAAGGAATGGGACGTTCATTCCTAATCCAATTTGAAATATTTGAGGCTGGAACTCCTAAATAATCAGCCAGGGCCTTCTTAGACGGTGCTCCAGTCAATTCAAAAAATTCAGCAAGTTTCATAAAAAACCACCATTACCTATTTGGTTAGATTTTATCATTATCTAATTGGTAAGTGTCAATTATCAATTTGGTAATCTGTGCCTAAGGAGATAACCATGAAAACAGTTGCTGAAATTCGTCGAGACAACTTAAACACTCTCGTTAGCAGAGCCGGCTCACTTGCAGAGCTAAACGAACAGTTGGGTAGAAAGAGGAATCATCCTTCGCTCGGTCAGATAAGAAACCGATCTGATAGAGGAAATGGAACGTTTTACGAAATGGGTGACAAGCTGGCCCGTGACATAGAAGAAAAATTAGGTCTTAGTTATGGCTGGATGGATACCAACCATACTCCTGACGATTGGCCCGATGACAACATCATCAACTTGAAAAGAATCAACATACAAGCCTGCTGCGGGTCTGCCGGCGTCCAGGATTATGAGGATGAGGCCTTTGTTGAACAAATCCAGGTCTCACGTCCTTGGTTCCAAGAAAACATTAGCAAGATTAGAGAGCAAGGATATGAACTCATTACCGCCTCTGGTGATTCAATGGAACCAACCTTCAGAAATGGCGATTTGATTGTGGTAGACCGCCAAGACAGAGATCTTAAGCGGGACGGTGTTTTTTGCGTTCTAGTGGATGGAGACCTGTATGTAAAGCGCGTTCAGCGCATTCCTGGGGCTGTTCTTTTTATTTCCGATAACTCCCTTTACAGACCGTTCGAGATTCCCATTAAAGAAGTTGAATTTAGGCTTCAAGTTTTGGGGCGCGTCGTCAACTCCATGAACCTCAAAAGATACGACTAACGGGATGTAAACCGCGGTGATTACAAAGAAACCTCTATTTGTCGTGTAGAGAAGCATATCCAGCAACTTAATTGTTAGCAGAAGTGGAACGTCATGAAAATAACTCGTATAGAAATTAAGAACTTCAGAGGAATTAAGGAACAAACCGCTGAAATTGGAAAGCTAGTTACATTTATTGTTGGACGTAACGGAACACAAAAAAGCACGTTGCTAGGGATGCTCAGTCAGACCTTTACTCTTAAATCCACCAACCCGATGAGTAAAGAAAAACCGCTTTCCGGAGGAGATTATCGATCGAGCTTTAAAGAAAAGTTTAGACTATCGGATAAATTCGATAAGCCTGGAGAGCATGAGTGGACGTTGCTTTTTGATGACAATTCTAAATTTGAAATAGAGAGCATACCGCGCCCGGGCTCTAAAACAGTGAGGTTTTGGCAAAAAGGAAAGAGAGGAAGTGGTGACGGCTATAAAGAATGGCCCGTTATATTCCTTAGCCTCCAACGACTGGTCCCATTAGCCGAAACTAACTCCCAAAAAGACGATTTAATCTTTTCAAAGGAAGAAGAATCTTTTTTTATTGAAAACCATAATAGGATTATGTCCGTCGTCAAAAACGACTCTCCGACGGTCTCTCATGTTGCAGGAAAACAAAAAAATTCATTAGCTCTTGACACTAAAGAATACGATTGGCAGCAGAACTCCTCAGGGCAAGACAACTTGGGCAAGATAATTGCAGCCATCCTTTCCTTTAAAAGATTAAAGGACAACTATAAAAAAGATTATTTGGGCGGGATCTTAGTAATCGACGAAGTTGATGCAACAATGCATCCAGTTGCTCAGGAGAAACTCTTCGATTTCCTTCTCAAGCAAGCTTCTAAATTAAAACTTCAAGTAATTTTAACTACCCATTCCCTATCCCTTTTAAAGCATGTTTGCGGAAGGATTTCTCACTTTAAGGATAAACAAGCTGATGACGTAAAGATTGTCCTAATGGAAAAAAAGGACAAACAAATCATCATTAAAAACGAACAAAACTATTCTTTTATTGGAGACGTATTAAACCTCACGGCCACAGTTCCCGAAAGACAAAAAATTAAAATCTGCACAGAAGATGAGGAAGCAAAAAATTTCTTTGCGGCTCTGAATAAGAGAATCAGGCTACCCGTTCATTACGTCAAAGGAACCTTGGGCTGTGATACTTACATTTCAATAATGAACCAAAACCTTGAGCTCATGCTTTCAAAGGAAATTTTGATTCTTTTGGACGGTGATGCCAGTATTTCCAAGTTAAGAAAAGAAAGGAAAAACATTTTGAAACTTCCGGGAGGAGACTCCCCTGAGAGAGTCCTCGCCAATGTTCTGTATAACCTTCCCGATTCTTCTCCTTACTGGCAACGAGTTGCTCCATCCTACAACAAAGAGGTTTGCTTCCGAGATATCACGTATGAGGACGTAACGAACGACCGAAAGCTTGCCAAGGATTGGTTCAAAAAGCAGAAGAAGTATCCAAAATGGTTAAACGCCACAGTAACTGTTTGGTTTGAAGGCAACCAAGAGGACTTTGATGAATTTAAAGCCCAACTAATTGATTACTACAAACACGTCTTTCTTCCCGAAGCTTGGAAGTGAGCATTATTTTAGGGAGAAAACCTCACTGGCCAACTTATTCGAAACCCTTTAGTATGGTTGGCAAGGAGCCACGAACATGACACACGAAAACTTTTCTCCGCTAAGGTACCCTGGAGGGAAAGGGAAACTTTCTCAATACGTTGCCCGAACCATCCTGGACAATAACTTAAAAGGCTGTGAATACGTAGAACCTTTTGTCGGAGGCGGAGCAGTTGCCTTGTACCTCCTGCAGAAAGGCTTTGTCCGACACATTCATATTAACGATATAGACCCAGCGATTTATTCATTTTGGAAGCATGCAGTCTATAACACCCAAGAACTCATCTCCTTAATTGAAACCACGCCTGTAACTATCGATGAATGGAAAAAACAAAGGAACATTCAAAGAAATAAGGAAAATTTTGTAGGAAGTCTAGATCTTGCTTTCTCAACCCTTTTTCTCAACAGAACCAATCGATCCGGAATTCTTTGGGCGGGGCCGATCGGAGGTCAAAAACAAGAAGGTGCTTGGAAACTAGATTGCCGGTTCAACAAAGAAAGAATTCGAAAGCAATTGAACTCGTTAGCATCTTTTCGAGAAAACATCTCTATTTACCAACTGGATGCAAGAGAATTAATCGAAGCAATTGGAGAACGAAAAGGACAATTTTTCTTTTATATTGATCCTCCTTACTATCAAAAAGGTCAGTCCCTATATTTGAATTCTTTTTCCCATTTGGACCACTTAAAACTCTCTCAAATTATTAAGAAGCTCCCTGAAAACTGGCTGGTTTCTTACGATAATGTTTCCGAAATCACCGATTTGTATAACGGCTGTGGAAAAGTCGAATATGGAATTCAATACTCTGTCCAAAGAAAGTACAGAGGAAAAGAAGTCATTTTTTACCCACGATGCCAGACTGTACCGGATACACAGGAACCTTCAAAGTACAGGTTGTGATTGTTCAACAGCCGCCTCCGGGCGGCTTACTTTTTTATTTATTTTTAAGGCGTTAATACAGCTTCAACCAAGATTACTTATTGGGTAAAACCCCGCCACCAAAATCGGTAACGATAAAACTTATTCCTTTTTAACCAGTCTTAAAATAAGTGGCTGACAAAACATCGACTTTCAAAAAATTATGGAAGAAAAGAATATCGTCCTTTACGGAAATATTGATGACGGTCCCGTTGTGGCTGTAGTAGTTGAAAATGAAACACTATGGCTCTCTCAAAGACAAATGGCTGAGCTATTTAACGTCTCTCTCACAACAATTAATGAACATCTTAAAAACGTATTTGAATCTGGCGAATTAGAGCAAAATTCAACTATTCGGAATTTCCGAATAGTTGCTACAAATCGCAAATCGTATAACGTAATGCATTACAACTTAGATGCGATTATCGCCGTAGGCTATAGGGTCAACAGTATTCAAGCGACCCATTTCCGTCAGTGGGCAACGAAAGTTCTCAAAGAATACATTATCAAAGGATTTGCCTTGGATGATGATCGCCTAAAGCAAGCTAAGACTGTTCTTGGAAAAGACTACTTTCAAGAATTATTGGAACGAGTTCGCTCCATCCGAGCAAGCGAACAGCGGATCTGGCTTCAAGTTACTGAAATATTCAAGGAATGCAGCATCGACTACGACAGTCATTCATTGGAAGCAAGACGCTTCTTTGCAACTGTTCAGAACCGTTTTCACTTTGCCATCAACAATCAAACAGCCGCCGAGATTATTCATGCCAGAGCAGACCACACGAAGCCTCACATGGGTTTGAAAACGTGGTCTAACAGCCCGGAGGGGCGTGTCAATAAATCAGATACGGCAATTGCAAAAAACTATTTGGATGAAAAGGAGCTCAAGTCATTAGAGCGTTCCGTCAACAGTTATTTTGATTACATTGAAGGACAGATTGAACGCAAGAAGAAATTTAGTATGCTCGATCTGCGCCAGTCTGTCGACAAGTTCCTGGCGTTCAATGACCTTCCGGTTTTAGAAGGAAACGGACAGGTTTCTAAAAAGCAAGCTGAAGAAAAAGCTCACAAAGAATACGAAATTTTCAACAAAACTCAGCCGATAGGAAGAGACTTTAAAAAATTCCTAAACGAAGTTAAAAAACTAAAGAAATAATCTGCTTCTAAGCCGTAACCGCCTCCGGGCGGTTTTTTATTGCCGCGAGAGCGGCTTTTTTGTTGTCTCCGAAAAACAACAAACTTTCAACTCAAATAAATCTTATCGTCTTGGTAACAAAAATATAACCTAATTGATTGCATCTTTTATTACCTATATGGTAATATTTGCTTATCAAATTTATAGGACAAGACGATGTTCCTCTAAGGTAAACAATTTCAGAATCCGGGCCATGGAGTACTAAACCCGGACGCAGCAGACAGAAGCAGGGTCTGTGAGCGAAAAAATTCGAAACGGCCGATGCAGGCGGTGCTGGTCACGCGAAGACAAACAATCGAACACCAGCAGTCAGTGAAGTGAATGAGTAAGGCAAACGGTAGCCACGAAACACTTTTCAGCTAGAGACCTCTGACAAATAAAGGCATTTGAGATGCACGCAGTATCAAGAACAGCAAACTGCGTTGAGGTCCCGAGAAGCTAACCAGATGAGGAAATCAAAACCAAGAACAGAAACTCGGGCGTCCCAGTCTCGTGAACTGGGTGAGCTAAGCGCTCTCGCAAGAACAGCAGCAGAGCGTAAACACAAGCGCTTTCCGGCAACTTCTCCTTTGGATACATCTAGCACACGCTGGAGGGCGCTTCTGTTTAACAATGCTTTAGATGGAGAAAAATATGGCAGTCATAATCAAACAAAACGTATCTAAATTTAATCGAGCTTTTGACGCAGTTTTTGATTTAGGTGTTAAAACGCCTCTCCGGCCTGGAGAGACGTTGATAGATCGGTACGAGGAATTAACTGCGCTCGAAGAACATCATACAAAACGCTTGCTTAAGAAAGAAGCGTTGCAAACGATAAGCTCCGAGCTTTGGGATGAGTTTATTAAGATTCGCCTTCAGAAGTTTCGGGATAAATAGCGGGGAATTTTTTACTCGCAAGGGTAATGAGAAGCTTACATTTAATGGCACTTTTGTAAAGAGATTCAACTTCTTTTTCTTCTACTTTCCCTGTTAAATCAATCGGCTCTAGTTTAACCAGCCCGTTTTGAATCATAGAAAGTAATACCTTAGTAACAAATTCTTCATCTTCGTCTCGTTGAAATTTATTTACCAGACGCTCCGATTCTTTTTTTAAGTTCATAAATCCTCCAAAAATTGAACTTGGACACTTCGATTTTAGAGGTTGGCGGCTCGGAAAGACGAGCACATATAAACAAGTCCCCGCGTTGATTCCTTTTTTAACGGCGACGGGGGCTTTTTTATGTGGTCTTTTTTTATAGGGAACGCCAAATGATAAAGATTAAAGATGACGACTTTAGTGAAATCATAGGTCTGTCAGATGCTAAAAGGATAGCTTTCGTCATTGAGGAACAAATCAGAGAGATGATTTCCCTCTTAAATATTGCTCAAAAATACATGAACAACAAAACAGATGTTGAACAACTCAGAGCAACCATTTTCTTTCTTCGATCTAAGCGAAACGAGATTGACAGGGTGATCATGAAAATCATCAGTCTCAACTCTTAATTCAGATTGTGGACTTTTTTACATAGATAAATATTTAGAGCCCCTCTGCGGGGCTTTTTTCATGGAGAAAACATCATGAGAGGCATGAATGGAGTCCAGTTAGCAGTTTTCACAGCAGGTTGGGTTTTGTTGTTAACGGTCATCGGACGAGTCCTGAAAGCCAAGACTGAAGACGGAGAAAGCGTCCTTCTGGTCGCTTTTGCCTGCGCCCTATTCTTCGCCGTTCTCATTCTGCTGATGTTCATTCCCGAACTCATGGCAAATCCATGAAGAAAGACAGATTTTCAGATCTTTTTGTTAACACCAACACACGCAAGGAAAAAATCATGACAAAAGACAAACAACAATGGCTCGTGGGCCGGCGCCGGGGTATCGGCGGTTCTGATGTAGCAGCAGTGCTTCAGCTGAGCCCATGGAGAACACCTTTGGATGTTTGGAACGACAAGCTCGGACTTTCTCCGGAGCACGAGATGACCTCTTCTCTTTACTGGGGAACAACGTTAGAACAAGTTGTAGCAAAAGAATTCGCGATCAGGACTGGCTTCAAACTGCAAAACGTCAATCACCAGTTTGTTGATCCGGAAAATGAGTGGGCAATCGCCAACATCGACAGAGCGATCATCAATCCGGACATAGCTAAGCGAGTTCGTCCGCTTGAGATGACCGAAAAAGAAATTGCCAAATACGGGAATCGTCCCATCACGACAGACATTGCGTTTGAGGCCAAAACAGCCCATGCCTTCACAGCTGATCTTTGGGGCCCTTCGCAGGAACTTGAGATCAAACAAAACAATCTGAGAACAGAGCACGAAATCCCGCTTTACTACGAGACGCAAATTCAATGGTATTGCGGCATCCTTCGGCTTCGCGGTATGTACCTGGCAGTTTTAATAGGCGGGTCAGATTACAGAATGTACTGGATCGATGCTCGTCCGGAAGTATTCCAAGTCATCAAAGAAAAATGCTCTGCATTCTGGAACAACTATGTTCTAACTAAAACGCCTCCGGAACCGATAAACATTGAGGACGTTCTAAAGCTCTACGGGAGATCTAATGGTAAAGCTATCGAAGCTCAAGGTGATCTGGCTATTGACTATGGTGAATATGCACGTATTGCTGGTGAAATTAAGGAACTCAAGAAGCAGCAGGACGCGCTCAAAACCAAGATTGCAATAAGCATGAAGGACAACGAAATCCTTACGCTTGATGGCAAGAAAGTCCTCACCTACAAGACACAAACCTCAAAACGCTTTGATTCGGATTCCTTCCGTAACGACCACTTAGATGATTACTACGACTATCTGAAAGAAAGCTCAACACGTGTCATGCGTGTGTGCGCTTAGTCTTTTAGATTGCTAGCTACACAAAATGGGCAGGGTTTCTACTGATAAAAAGAGCGGTTTTGTGTAATATTCGCTTCGAGCACTACAGTACAGTGCAACAAGAAAAGGCTTTCTCGGTTGAGCCGGATCAACCGAGCCAAATTCCCTCCAAGCCTGCACAAGCGGGCTTTATTTTTGCCTCTGGCTTATTTCCCGTAACTCTTAATCAACCCCAGCCCCTCCAGTGCGAGGGGCTTTTTCATAGGAATAAATTATGTCCACATCCGACCAACTCGCCGCCGCTGTCGGCGCTCCCTCTGCTCCAGTCGCCAAACCCAAAACAAAAGCTCCGATTATCGTTCAGCAAGTTCTGTCTGACCAATTCAAAAAACAGCTCGCCTTGGCTGTCCCGAAACACTTGAGCGCTGACCGGATGGCAAGAATTGCCGCGACCGAATTGCGAAAGACTCCGGCCCTCCTCAACACAACTCCTGCATCATTCCTGGGAGCGGTTATGCAGTCCGCCCAACTTGGTCTTGAACCCGGCTCCGCTCTTGGACAAGCATACCTTGTTCCCTACGGTAACCAGTGCCAGTTAATTCTTGGCTACCGCGGCATGATCGATTTAGCGAGAAGATCCGGACAAGTTTTATCTCTGTCTGCGTTCGCTGTCCATGAAGGTGACGATTTCAACTATCAACTCGGTCTTCATCCGGACATCCACCACGTTCCAAGCGTCGAAGCCGACCGCATCAAAAAGCCGATCACTTTTGTTTATGCGGTCGCAAATCTGCGCGGTGGCGGATACCAGTTCGAAGTGATGTCTCGCGCTGAGGTTGAGGCTGTTAAAGCGAAGGCTAAGTCAAAGAACATCTGGAACACGTATTTTGAACAGATGGCCCTGAAAACGGTTATCAGACGCCTCTTCAAATACTTGCCAGTTTCAATTGAAGCCCTGCAGGTGGCTAATGTTGACGCGAAACGAGAGGCCGGGGAAAAAATCGACCCGACAGATGTTATCGACATCAATGCCGTTTCTGTTGACGATTTCAAGGACATTCAGGACGCCGAAGTCATCGAACAGGAACCTCAGCAACAGACCGAAGAGCACAAGTAAATCAATAAGGGAGGCCCCGACGAGGGGCCTAACAATATGCAGACTATTATTTTTGAAAAATCATTCCCTGGACGCCCGACGATATACCGAGTTTTTTATTGTGGCATCTTATGCGGATTTCTTTTTAAGAAGCACAAAGGCTGGAAAAGCATTTTCTTTGTAAATTGTGCTCCCCCAATCAGAGAGTTCAAAACTTTAAAAGAAGCAAAGCACTACGTGCGTGCTTGGTACGACAGAAACGGTCTATTTTCATTCGCACTGAGATGAAGCAATTCGAATACAACAAAGATGACCTCGATCTCATGTACTCGGCGTTCAGCGTCGATTTTGGAGAAGATCATCCGCTCAGCCCTACCGATTTCATCCGGGCAAACGGAATCCTGAGAATCATCGAAAAAGGAATTGAGTCGGAGGACTACTTCAGTGATGAACGGCGGGAATTCGTCTATCAGATCACAGAAGAACTGCACAAGCACATTCTCCGGTTTTTCGAAGAGTGCATGCTAGCCCTGATGAATGCCTCAGAACTAAATATGTCAAAAAACGGGGATCGTTTCTTGGCATACAAATACTCCGACTGGTACTCAACATTTAGGGCCGCATACGATCAACTAGCGGCTAAAAGAGGAATAAATGGGACTCAAATTCAAACTTATTGATGGGAAGGTTCGAGTCGAGTATAGAAGCAAAAAACTACGTTACAACCTTGTTATCGGCTTCATCAAAGACTACGGAGACCTTGGATTTACGTTCTGTCTGGAATACAGCCTTTACGCACTGTCTGACGGTAAAGACCTTGGAGCCTTTTTATTCTCTCATCTAAACAACCAATACTTTTCTTGTCCACTCGATGCTGAGGAAGAAGTCAAACGCGTCATAAAGCTGTTTGAGCATTTGGAAGGCATGCGAGCCGCTAAAGGAAAGAGTTATTCATAGGGACAACTTGTCCCCAAGAGATCACACTATGAGCGAAATTAATTTCCAATCTAAAGGCAAAAAATCGTATGTCGTGAAATTAGACGACACAGCAATCGGCAGACTGGTCAAAACCAATGAAGGATTTTGGAAAATAAGTCTAGGCGTACTCGATGATCAGGATCTGTATTCCCTTCTCAATTCATTAAACCAAGAGCCCTGCAAGTGCAGGGCTTGGGAGAGAACTATGAAGAATAAACGTCAACCTCTCTATAACAAAGATGAATTCTGCAAGCTCTTAGGGCTTCCTGCTAAAAAGTTCTGGCAGATAAAAAAGAACCCTTTCTTTCCAGAATCTCGATTCTTGGGGAAAAAAGAGTATTGGGAAAAAGACAAGGTTTTGAAATTTGTCAGGCTGGTGAAACTTGAAATAAAACTGAATCAAGCTATTTTCCAGTCAAACAAATTATTTTCTGAATTAACCAAGCTGGAGAAAGAGATTTCTGCTTGCCCTCCTATTCTGAAAACTAGGACAAAAGGGAACAAGATCAACTTCGCCATAAACTGCGAGAGACTGTTGTTAATCAGAAGGAGACAGTCTTTGATCGATCTCTACAATAAAAAATTTGGGGACATTATGGCAGTTACTGAAATTGGCTCCTATCTCATTCCAGATCACCTCATTGAATACGTCCAGGAACGCAACAGAAGGAACAGGTTATGTGGGTAATCAAAGACCCAGAACTAAAAACATATTTAGCGATAAATAAGTAACCAGGAGCCCTGCGAAAGCGGGGCTTCTCTTTTGAGGCCAATATGCAGTTCGAATTCATCGATTACAGCGGCTGCTTTCCAAACCTGTGTGCGGGGAAGCTGACATTTAAGGCAGACGGCAAACAATATGCAGGCTATGTAGACATGATCTCTGGCGGTGATGTTTGGTTTGATGATCACTGGAGTGAGCATGTTGAAGAGGGTCCATGGGACGATCTCTCCGGGCCTCTATTAAAAGAGCATCCAGAGCTACTGGAACACAAAACCGAGCTCCTCAAAATGATTAACGAGAATGTACCTCACGGCTGCTGTGGCGGCTGTGTATAGGAGAAAAACGATGTGGAAGATTAAAGACCCTGAATTAAAAGCGAAGGTGAATCAATTCTTCACGGATAAAGAAATTCATGAAGAATTTGAAAAAAACACCGATTTATATAACTACTTCCGATTATCTACCGTTAACAAAAAAGGTCTGTGTGTAACTATCACAGTCGAAAAAGAGTTAGTTGAATTCGTTCCTGAGTATCAAGAAAACGACTGGAACCCATATCCGACTGTAACGCCCCCAGTTGACGGGAAAAAGTGGCTTACGCAGGATGAAGACGGAAATTTAGCTATACGATCATTTACACGCTCGTTTGAAGAAGGAATCGATTACTCCTGGGAGGACCATGACGACAGACTCATCGTTGCATTCAGATCCCTCCCCGCCCCATATCAACCGGAGACGAACAAATGAAACTAGAACTTGAAAACACTGACGATCCTCGAAATCACCATTTTGATGAACTGGATCAAATAATCGTTCTTTTAAACAATCCAGAAACTGGTGAGCAGTTCTATGAAATCCTCACTTATGTGAACGATGACTTTGTTTTTTGGCGGACCGAACAGTGATCCGATGGATTTTGACACTCCCTTTCCCGGCCCCGAATTGATGAGATGGGAGAAAATTGATGTGTAATGATGAAGATCCAATCCTCAATATCTCTCAAGCCGAAAGAGGTAGAAAAGAACGGCTTTTAACCGAAATTGCACAAAATTACCTCGGCGAACGTGGTTTCAAAGCAATCCCGCAATTCACTATCCACAGGACGTTTGAATATCGTATTCACCCGGGTAACGAACTTCGAGAAGCGATAGAGAAAGATGTATTTTTCAATGAAAATCTTGTTTCCGGCGGTGTTTGGAATACGGAAATCTCTTACCGCAACGGTTATGAGCACCGACTAGACGTGCTGGGAATTGGCTACGGTATGGAGCTTTGCGGCATTGAAATTAAATCCTGCTGGGATGATTTCCGGACAGATAAAAAATGGCCGTCCTATATGGACTTTTTAAACAGGATGTACATTCTTGCGGACGAACCTACAGCCGTGAAGATCGCTGCCTACCTGAAAGACCACAATCAGTGTGTCAAAGACGGACTTTGCAGATGGTGTGATTTCATTCTCCATTGTCGTCCACAATCAAGAATGTCAACACCTGCCCCCGCTAATCCTATTTGTGCCGGTGTCATAGCTGCTATGGATGACGGCACAACAAAGATCGTCAAAAAAGCAATGCGGCTGCCCGCAGACGGGAAAACAACGGAACTGGTGAACGCAGTGGCTCGGAGCCTCACTTATCCGGGACAGTTCTGTTATGTCGATTACAGCCCTGACAGGGCCTACCGGTACGGAGAACAAATATGGCAATGAAATGGAGACCAAACGACCTCAGGGTTGCAAACGTTCTCAGAAGAAACTTCAGCGAAAAAGAGATTGACGAGAATTTCCGTGCAGACATTGATCGGCGTGAGTTTCCTGAGATTATCGGTTTTTATAGAGAGGTAAATCCACTCTTATCGATGACCTTTGTGGTCAACTCTTCCGCCTTTTCTCTCTGCGAAGATTATCAGCAAGAGGCTTGGAACCCGTATCCGGAAATCCTTCCTCCGGAGGAAGGTGAATACCTCATCACGGTAAAAATCGGTGAGCGATCAGAAGTTCGAATCGGGCGTTGGGGAATTGTTGGCGGAGATGGAGAATGGGTTGGAGAAATACAAGCCCAGATTCAAGGATTCAAAGAACTACCAGTCCCTTATAAAAAGGAAAGAAAACATGGATAGAGATGAACAAATCAAGATCGTAAAACAGCTCAGAGAGCGTTTCGAAGACCAAGTTTATGATCTTTTGGACAGTTGGGTCGACGCTTTGGATCAAGCAGGATCTTACTTGCCAGGAGAGCCGCTCATGGATGAATACACAAGAGTATTCAAGGCTAAGGATGTCATCGGGACTTATGAAGATTACGAAGACGAAAATAAGGAGTGAACCAATGGAAATCGCATTGACTCACTCGGGTCCGATCCCGTTTGATGATTATCCGGATCACAGTCTGTTTCTATGTCGAATGTGCAACTTTGAGAAGAATCCCAATGCTTCACATTACAACGGAATGATTTTTCTACTCCGGCACTACAAAAGCGGAGACTACGCGACATTGACGATGCCCGGATGCGATTTCGGATATTTCTACAAAGGCGAGTACGCCAAGAGAGATATACAGGAATTGACCTACGACGCCTGGGAGCCAGTGACGTTCAAAGTTGAAAAATAACGTGCCCTCTTCGGAGGGCCTTTTTATTGGGTGACATCATGAAAGATCGAGCGGTTTCTGATCTCAGGTACACGGTAACTTGGAGGAATCCTTACAAGCCGAGACCTGCGGGCCTTCCGAAGATTTTATGCAGCAGTCCTTTCGAAGAAGAGTTGACGCTTCCTTGGATCATAGCTTCGAACTGGGGAATCAACGCATGGGCAATCGGCATCTACTTCGAGCATCCAAAACCAAAAAGGAAGATGGACGAAGAGAAACGAGCATCCATGAGAAGAAAGAGGATGCAAACGAGAGTTGAAAAGACGGCCCCACTGTTTGCTGATGAATTTGAGAAGAAAGAACTACAGCAACGGCCAGAATATTTCGCCGGAAAATCTCAGGTTGATGAGGCTGAACTAAACAAACGAATTGAAGAGTTTACCGACCTAATGACTCCAGGAGAGGCCGTTCGGTATTTACTCAGCTTAGGTGTCCCGACAGAGCTGTCTGAAGAAGACAAAAAGTTATGCGAAGACATCAAGCAATTCCGCGCAAACGAGAAGAATTTTTCTGCAGAAGAATTTAGGGTCAGGTGTCAAAAGAGAGCTGCTGAGAAAGCGGAGCGAGAACGAAAAGCTCTGGAGGCTTTAATGGACATCAGGAACGAACCTCTTTTTGCGGGACTTTGAAATGGAATGACCACACCGGCGCCAATTAAGCAATTTTATTTTTGCCAATAACTTACCGAAGGAAAAATATGGATTCACTTTTATTGTCATGCATTGGCATCAGCATTCTTGCACTTGCAATCGCCAGTATGTTTAACACCTGGATGATTATCAAACTTTATCGGCGGGTGTACGGGAGGTAAAAGGATTTTCGTACACGTGGTAAACCAATGGTTTGTGATCTCCGGCCAAATTTACTTTGATTTCAAAAGGTACTTTCAGCTTAGGAGTTATGCAAACCTTGAGCTCGACAATATCTCTATTGACCGGAACGGAAACTGTGTAAGGAAGGCACGATACTTCTTCTCTTGAGGAGAGTAAGCGTCCACTCCCGGACACATCTCTTGCATACGATAGTTTCGCACCAGTAACTTCAATCGATTTTGTTTGTACGAAATATTGCCCCGGAAATATTTTCAAGGTTACGAAATAGCTGTCTGACGTTTCTGACCACACGCTTTCGCCAATGCAAGGTCTGGCGCGCTCCTCTGCGCGTTTGCCAATGATATATCCGAGCCACGAAAAGAAAGAGGCCATGATCGCCGCCACCGTTCCGATAAAAGTTAATAAAAACTCCACCTTAGGCTCCTTGGTTTTAGATTGATTTCTTGACAACTTCAATTCTAGGCCGAGGAGCTTATTTTCTATCTAGGACTAAAACAATGACCTTAACTTTTCAAAGCATTTTCTTACTGGGCTGTTTCTGCGTATGTGTGGCCTGCTTTTCCTACCAGCTTTACCTCTTAGGCAAGCATGTCCGGTTCGCTTTCAAGATGATTTTGGACGAACTGCGTGACCTGCAAAAACAGATTAACAGCATCCAGTTAAATCGGAATTCCTTTACAGATCGCCATGAAAGTCGCTAAACTTTTCCTCAAGAGAATGAGGCTCTCACTGGTTTACTTTTCAGGAGCACACGGACTTGGAGTTACCAACCAATTCGGCGCCTCTTCAAGTCGGAACTTCCCTTTAGCAGCTGTCTGCAGGTGGGATGAATCCTTGATGATTCCGGAAATAAGGTCATCAGGCTTTTTTGTTCTGAAAAATTGCACAGCAAAGAAGACCGAGGCTAAAAGGGAAAAGACCAAGCAAAACAAGAAGAACGCTGTCCAGACGCTGGATGGAAACAAAAAACTTCGGAATTCCGACGTTGCTAAAAAAGACAGCAAAACAGATACAAAAAACGTTAGAGAACCAATCAGCTTTGCTGTCAATTCTGCCCGCGCCTTATAGGCTGATAACGTTTCTCCGACTCTAAGCCTAAGCCCTTCTTCTGTGATTGTAATCATGCTTTGTGGTACCAAATAAATTGCTTTAAGAGGCGGCCTCAAGGTATCGTTCTCTTTCATTTGCTGTCACCTTTTAAAAGCGTCGTTACTGAATGCTGAGAAACAAACCCACAATGTTTGCAGACTATAGCCACGCACGGTAAAGTCGGCGCGGCTATTAACGGACCGCTTTCATAGTCTCCACTAAGAGAATTTATCACGTAGTCACTTAAAAAGAAAAATTCCTTGTGGTGGCACAGCGGACACTCCATTTCTTGAGTTAAGTCCTGTAGCTTACGAGTGAGTTTGCTCTTTTCCTCTTCCTGCACGATGTCGCTCCTATGAGATTGTTTTTGGACTTGAGACCTCTGAATACTATCTCAACAGGATGTGACATCGCGCTCTTATCCTTTACAAAGGAAAACGATTATGTCTATACTAAAAAGGTACTTTAAGTACGCGGGCTTGGCGGCCCGACATATAGGCGATCAGTCGCCGAAAGGCGTTTTTTTATGGCTGGTTGCAAGGGCCTAACGAATCGTTAGGTCCTTTAAGAAGTCTCCAATGAGCGGGGCTTACGGACAATCGAAAGATTGGCCGTTACCTATATGGCGGTCCGCCAATCCGTAAGTTCCTGCTCACCATCTTGGCGGATGGTGCAGGGTTGCAAACTGCATATAGGAGACATCAATGTCATTTCAAAATATCTGTGCCCCCGCACCGGTTGTTTCTGTTGTGAACAACACTGTTACAGCTCTTTCAACAGACGTTGCCAAACTCTTCAGCAAACTCCACAAAGATGTCCTTCGATCCATCCGAAGCCTTATAGAGCAAGCCCCTTCGCTTAACCTGAGATTTTGCGTTTTTCAGTGATCTAGCCGGAGTTCGGCTCCGGCATCCTCGT